ATTTTCCGCAATTGGAGCAGCCGTTGCATGTCAGCCTGCTTGCGCAAAGCTCGCAATTCTCACAGTAATGCGGAACGTACAATTCACTTTCGGGTATTTCAAGCCCGAAGCTGTCTGTGAGCCTCCATTCGATAGGCTTACCGAGAAAATTCATCCCGGACTTAAACGCCATCTCGCTTTGGGTGCGCTTGGACGGGATGCGATAGGTTCTTCCGTCCTTGATAAAGACCGTTCCCGTTTCGATAAAATTAAACGTGACATTGTGCCTTTCGCACTCCGCGCGTAGTGATTTCACCCAATCGAAGTCGCAAGGGCGTGAGCCGTCGTAGTTCTCGCCGCCGCAAAGCACCTGCTCGATCTCACCCGAGGGCAGATATTTTTCGATGCTGACCTTCCCAATGTAAGGCGCGCACATAATGCCCTTGTGCTTGAACGGCAGGTCAAGGAGTATCGGGATGCGCTCGTCGGCGCGGCGTTGGTTCTCGCAGGTGACATTGAAGAAAATGTTATCCCAACCGTCGCCCCAATCGGCAGGCAGGCACTCCGCTACTCTTTCGGGACGCTTGGTAAGCAGAAAAAACTTCACATCAGAGCGAATGTGCATCATCTCCCACGCCTCATCTCGCCACTCGTCCGCTTCGGGCAGAAAGAAATCCGAATTCATACAGACGCGGATCATTTCACCGCTTTGTATCTTGTATCTTCCGCTTCTGTCCTTTTGCAAAGGATAGTTGAAGCCCGATTTAGTCTTGTATATTTCCGAGCCGTCGCGGTCTGCACGAACACGGTCAAGGTAGAACATATAGCAATTCGCACAGCCCTCGGAGCATTTTACGCATCCGTGCCACGGATTCCATATATCGTGCATTCCGTACCTCCTTAGTCAAATTGGAATTTGATTTATAGCAGTCTTTGCAAATATACCATATCTACAAGCTGTACTCCACACTCAATTATCGGATGGTCATAGTTATCTGTAAAGAAGCCCCGAATGCTATGTGAACGGACAAAACCGCATTTCTCGTAGAAAGGAATTGTCAATGGACTATCTCCTGTGCCGACTTGCAAAACAGAATACTGTCCACAGTATTGCTTGATAAGAAAGTCAATCAATGCTTTCGCATAACCTTTGCCTTGGTATTCGGGAACGGTGGCTATATTTTTTATTTCAAGAATGCCGTTTCCTTCGTCGGTTATGACGCACTCACACTTGACTCCGTTATCGTCAAGCACATACATCGTTCCTCGGTCAAGATAACGGTCTATCATATCCTCTTGTTCATCTGCCAACAACAGCAAATCAAGATATTCTTTTTTGTTTTCGGTTATCTCAATGATCTTCATTTTTGGACCTACAAATTCTTATTTGTCTTAACTTCCTATAATCGGCATTGATTTGATATAAGTGCTATCTGTCACTTGCGATACCATAAATCTTCCTATTTCAGACCTTGGTATAGCCCATTTGATTTTCACATCACCAAAGCTAACCTTGGCTTGTGCCTTTGGCTCTTTATCCGTAGGCATTAAGAATCGAACAATCGTCCAATCAAGGTTGGAAGCCTTTACATCATCGGCAATGGCAAGCAGCTCCTTTTTCGTGTCGGGGAACATCATCCCTGCACCCATTCCCGGCATTACCGTTAGAATGCTCTTTTTGTCCTTTTCAAACGAAAGACTTGGTGTAGACCACTCTATTAACCTTTTCACACCACATTGCTTCATTGCTTCTAACATTACTTTATGACCGCTGTAAACGTTTCGATCTTTATGCCGTTTCATCGATATTCCCACGCACCACACAACGGCATCACAGCCGCTGATTGCTTGTGTGACTTTTTCAATGTCAGACAATTCTCCTTGAATAACCGTGAGCTTGTCATCGGTGATTTCGAGTTTAGATGGATTTCTCAAATATGCCCGCACTTCATATCCCTCGGATAGTGCGTGGCGAACAGCGTGTTTCCCAATTCCGCCTGATGCTCCAAATATTGTTACAATCATAATATTTCTCTCCGTCAAATTCTTGTTTATCGATTAAATCAGCACCCCGTTGCAATGGTCAACTTCGTGCTGTATGATTTGTGCCGTCCATCCCTCGAAGTTCTTTGTGCGGGTCTGCATCTCCAATGTCTGATACTGCACCTTGATGGTCTTATATCTCTTGCACTTGCGAGGACCGCCGAGCAGAGACAAACATCCCTCTTCAGTATCGTAGGGCTTATCCTTTTTGACGATGACCGGGTTAAGCATCACGGTGTACGTGGGCTGTCTTCCGCTTTCATCGAGAAAGGCAATGATACGTTTTCTTACGCCTATCATATTCGCAGCCATTCCCACGCATGACTCCCGGTGAGCCATTAAGGTCTCAAGGAGGTCATTGGCAACGGCAATATCCTCTTTTGTCGCATCCTCGGATTTACCCGCGAGGAATATCGGGTCGTGCATAAGTTCCTTAATCATCTGCTTCTATTATCCTTTGCCTTAAAGTCTTCGAGACGTTCACAAGAGATTTATATGCGAACAAATCATCCACGCACCGACCGATAGCCTCAAGCGTGTCTCTTTCGATTATCCAGTGCTCGTCTTTGCACAACTGCTGATCCAATATGTACAGTAAATTTTCAATCAAGGGAATGATTTCATCGTCGCAGTCATCAAGTCCGATAGAAGCCTCTTTGTTTCTCTGCAACATGGCATATATCGTGGGGTCTTCCATATAAATGGCGCAGTAAAAAGCCAAATCGTATGTCGACAGCATATGACCATTAACAGCGGCATTCATAAGACCGCGCATTTCTTCTTGCTTTGGCCAAGCTATAGGTTGCGGAGGTTCATCAGCAACGTTATAAGCAATCACTTCAGCAATAAACTCCGACCAAACGGACATTCCGCTTCTTATCAGAGTGTCGCGCCAAGCGTTTTTATCATTCTCCGCATCTATGAAAAGCTCCTTGCAGGTGACGAAAGAAAATACATGTCCAAGTTCGTGCCACAATACCCATCTGAAGCGGCTTTCACTTTTGATGGCAGCCGTATAAATAATAACCGCAAAGCCTTTATATCCAAGCAAGGCTTCTCCTTCATTGTCACCATCTTCTCGGAAGGAAGCACCATGCCCTTCAAATACCTTCTTTCGCATCTCGGCTCTGTTTCGGTTAGACAACAAAATAATGTCGGTCTTAGCTAGGATTTCAGCGGATTGCGGAAACACATCTAAAAAACGCTCTTTTGCTTCTTTAACAAGAATCGTTAACTCGTTTTTATTCATTTCCTCACCCCACTTTTGCTTTAATAATTTATTATACCATATTTCCATGAACATTTCAATCACATACATAAAAAAGAGGGGCTTGTTCAGCCCCAAAGTGTTGTGTTGTTCCGACACTTTACTGTTCGACAGTGATTTCTGCGCCGTTTTTAAATAAGAACTTCATTGTTCCATCGGAATATACGGTTGCCGATTCGATAATGGCAATCCACAAATCCTCATCCCATTGTTCAAGCAACAAGGGTTTATCCTTGATTTGCTCTATGAAAATCCGTATCTCTCGCTCACGGCTGTATCGGCGCATTTGCTCCGCTTGAAGTTCCTCCAGTTCAGCAACCTTTCTCTCATAGCGTTGCGCCAACCGATTATACTTTCTTGAATACTCCTCTTGCGATTGTGCCGTGGTTGCATTCTCTGTTACGCATTTGGAAACCAGATCGGTTATTTCTTGGATTTCATCTTTCAAAGCCTCAATGCGTTCTTCGAGGTCATCGCCCTTCGCCAGAGTGTCAAGCATAAGGGTGCAATCCTCAATCAGCTTTTCCCTGTCTCCCATAAGTGCGTTGTAGGCTTTTAAGAACATATTTTGTATCGCAAGCTCGTCCATCGTGGGCGTAGTACACTTGTGTTCCCTGTCGAACTTTTTGTTGCAGCGCCAAATGTCTTTTTTGAACGCTTCGGTCGAATGCCAAACCTTATGCCCATAAAAGCCACCACAATCGCCGCAAATAATTCTAGAAGCAAGCACCCCTGCGCCGCTGTAACGGCTCCCCAGCGTCTTTCTGCGCTCCATTTCAGCTTGCACCATATCAAATTCAATCGGCTTTATAATAGCGGGGTGGCTGTTCTCCACGTAATACTGCGGGACCTCACCCGTGTTGACTTTTTGCTTTTTGGTTAAATAATCCACCGTGAACTTCTTCTGCAACAAGGCATCCCCTTTGTATTTCTCGTTTGTCAGGATACTAATGATGGTCGTTTGACGCCATTTCTTGCCTCCTCCCGGTGTCGGAATATTTCTGCTGTCAAGGATTTTTGCTATACCTGCGGGCGTTTTGCCTTGCAAGAAAAGCCTGTATATCAACCTTACGACTTTCGCTTCTTCCTCGTTAATCACGGGAGTACCATCTTCCCCGCGATTGTAACCGAGAAAATGCTTGTACGGCATTGACACCTTGCCATCCGCAAAGCGCTTACGCTGTCCCCAAGTGACGTTCTCCGAAATACTGCGGCTTTCTTCCTGTGCAAGACTTGACATAATGGTGATCAAAAGCTCTCCCTTGCTGTCAAAGGTGTAAATATTCTCTTTCTCAAAGAATACTTCCACACCGTTCTCTTTGAGCTTACGAACGGTCGTTAAGCTGTCAACCGTATTTCTTGCAAATCGGCTCACCGATTTGGTAACGATAAGGTCAATCTTTCCGGCAAGCGCATCCTCGACCATTTCATTGAAGCCATCGCGGTGCTTCGTATTAGTGCCTGATATACCCTCGTCGGTATAGACCTTAACGAAAATCCAATCGTCTCGCTTTTTTATGTATTGCGTATAATAATCGATTTGCGCCTCATAGCTGGTGAACTGCTCATCGCTGTCCGTTGAAACACGTGCATAGGCAGCCACTCTGCGTTTCTTGAGTGAAATTTGCGTTCCCGTTGCAAACGGATTTTTTGTTGCGGGAATCATTGTAATTGATCTAGCCATTATGAACTCCTCTCTCTTTTTCTTTTGCCTGCCGCCGCCCTCATTTCAGGCGTCCAAGACTCCGATCTGGAACGATCCTCCCAGTGCCTTTTTACTGTCTGCCCATTCCGCAAATAAAATG